TGTTCTTCGCCTGAATCATGAGCGCCGCAAGATCTATATATCCGTCAGCCTCAGGATCAGTGATGGCGAGGCTGGCAACAGGGATATTGCACACACGCACAACGGAACGCCAGTCAGCAACTGTAAAGCCTATGTCCCAGCTCCAGTGATCACCCACCGCACGGAATTTGCCGCCGTCTTCGTCTGTTGCGTCAAACTCAGGGAGAACGGTATGCTGAATACCTGCCTGAGTCTTTTTCGGATAAAACCCAAATGTGTCTTTTGCTCCCCACACAACACCCCAAATAGAACACATGTTCCCTGTCGTGCCACCTGCGTCTATCACATTAGGACCGTCTTTATATGCATACCGGGCTGCAAGTCCTCTCAGTTCATCAGGGTTGACATCTTTTGCACCGTAAAAGAGCTGGTTGGCAATGAACTGGCGCATCCCTGCGACATGGTTCTCACCCTCCATCATACGGAAAGCCCCCTGATCTGCCTTACCTTCGTACATGGCGAGTTCTTTTGCGTCTATTTCCCAGCGGCTTACAAGCTCAGAGGTAGTTTCTTTTACTGATGCGATGCCTGATTTGCTGGGTTTAACACCCTTGTACAGGCGGCGGAAGGACGGTTCAGGAATCTTAGTGATAATCTTTGTTTTATGACCATCCGTCTGATTCCCCTGCATCCACAGCATATGCTCAATGATAGGGTCTTCCTTTGTTACCATGTTGATAAATTCGCTTATATCAAGCTTTCCGTCCGGGTCGTAAAACTGAGCCAGTTCTGCCAGTGTATAGACATTCGCTGCGTTATATTCGTGTGCCATATTTTATTCCTCCTGTTAATCCCAGCCCATTTTTTCATATGGCTGTTTTTCTTTTTGCGCACTTCTTTCCGTGCCACCAAAGATGTTGTCTTCTTCAAAATGCTTTGTCATACGTGCAAGCATAAGGAAGAGAGGCGCACAATTCGCCGCCTGTGTTTCTTTCAGATACTCAATCAGATGGTTCTCCGGGTCGAAGGTCGAAAGCAGCTTATTAACTTTTGTTGCTGTCGCCTGGAGTTTTTCACCCCCGAAATCCTTGTCTGCTCCTATTGCCTGATTCCACTTCTCAGTCCTTTCTGCAAGGAACGCCTTGGCCTGTTCGTCAACCTGCTGATTTACTGCCGTAATGTTCTTTGCGTACAGATCGACAAGCTTCTGTGCCTGTTCCTGATTAAGTCCAAGCTCCTGAGCAACCGGCTTAAACTCATTCAGCGCAGATTCGTCAAGATGTACACCTTCCGGCATTTTAAACTCAGCATATTCGACAGTTTTGTCCTCTTCGCCTTGTTTCTGCTGTTCACCATCCTTTGTGTCAGAATCGTCATTCTGCCTGCTATCGCTTTCTGTCGGTTTTGCCGTTTCAAGCGATTGCGTATTATCCACTTCCGTATCTGGGCTTTTTTGTTCCCCGCCCGTCATAAGGTCTGTAGAATTTTCATCTGCCATTTTCTTTTATCTCCTGTGTTTTTTTATATTGTCCGTATTTAACGAAGAACTCCGGTTCTGCCTCCAGCACCATAGCCAGCAGTTCATTACCGATGCTTTTTTGACCCTGCTGATACGCCAAATCAAGGGCTCTACCGTTGTAGTCAACTCTGAATACTCCAGCTCTTTCTAATATCCAGCTTATGAAACGAATGCCGTTTTTTGATTCCGCAATGCTTTTGATGGCGTTGGCTATACTGTCCATCTCTTCCTGCTTGCGGCGGTCGTATTCCTCTCTTTTCAGTTTTATGTTCTCGTCAATATAGCTAGGCATTGCCAATTCCTGATAACAAGGTATCTAAGGCTGAATCCTCGCCCATTTTTGCGCTTGCAGTATCTTTGATCATCCCTGCGCCTTGCTGTGCTGCTTCCATCATCTGTTGAGCCTGTATCTGTTGAGCCCTCTGAACTCTGATAGCCTCTCTGTCTTCCTTCGGGCGAATAAAGCGGGCATCAACACCGAGATAATCTGCGTAGCCTTCTCCGATGGCATCTACATCAACTATGTCTGCCATCTCAGGGAAGAGCGGGGCGTAAGCGCCGACAAAACCCATGTATTGATTGACACTGCTTGTCTGCACCATCTTCTGTGCCTGAGCAAGTATCGAAACAAAATCAACTTTTATTTCCATCCCTTGAATTTCTTCGGGCGGGTTCATAATCATTCCGTTCTGAACCATAATCAAAAATGTCCTGTCTATGAGCGGAATAAAAAGCTCCGCATGAAGCCTTTCAAGTATCGGTCCCAACTGCAGCAACTTTTCTTCGTGGCGTTCGGCAACCTCTGTAGCTGTCATCTGCGGCGTTGAAGTAAAACCGGAAAGCATGCGGAAAAGATCGTTGTAAAAGCCTTCCCGTAAGGACTGCTGTAAGATCTGTATATTCTGAAACACGCCTGTTGTGTCCGGCTGGACTGCGTAGGCGGGATATAACTGTCTATCGCCGTTCTGAGTATTCATTCTTGTTATCCCGCCCGGCAATAAATCAATATGCTTAACACTGTTGTCAACCACCATCGGCGGGTCAAGTTTGAGATTCTCCCCGTGTAAATAACTATGCTTCATTGATTCGAGCATGCGTGATGTTGCAAGATTATCCATCCCGCAGGAAACGCCCCATATACCGTTAGCAACAGTAGACCATCTTGGAGCAGCGCCGGGAAAGGTGTCATAGCCGGACACTCTCAAGAACTTCTCCTCCCCTTTAACCCAATGATATGATGCGTAAGGCTTGGATTTTGCATTAAGACTAAGCGGGTTATGCTCCTGATTTGGCATCACGGCGTGTATAACGCTGAACTTTTGCTCTTGTGTAGAAGCTTTATCATATGCGTCCTTAATCTTATCCGAGCAATTGTCCAGCCCGTATTGTTCAACAATCTGATAAGCGGATAAGCTTGTTGTCCGAAACATTGTGTTGACTCTGCCGTAGTAATCAGAGGCAAGGTAATACTCGCCTACCGTCAAAGTATCAAACCTCAACCCCATGCGTTCATCTGAATGTTCAAGCATTAAGCTTGTCCCAAAAACCGCCAGTTCATCATAAAGGTTCTGTATTCCGTGATAGAAGTTAGAGCGTGCAAAAAGCTGGCGCATCCGTCTTGTGGTGTCATCCAGCCATATTTTTACGCTTCCGTACTGCGCAAGCTCAGTATCCGGCAATGAAAGAGCAAACCAAGGACGGGCAGGGGATGTCATTCCTCCGTGCATACCTGCGCTCAATGTACGAACGGCGTGTTTCCCCGTGTCGTCCAAAATATCTTTCCGAAGCATGCGCTTTTCGGTTTTCTCACCATCTTCGATAAAGAGAGATCGTGTCGGAAGAAAATGGCGTGAAAGCTCTTTGAAATCTTCCTTGAAATAATCAAAAACACTTTTTGCTGACTCTCGCCGTTGCTCAAGCCGCTGTATCTTCTCTTTATCTGAAGACATAGTTTCAGCCTCCCAGAAGCTTTTTTGACGATGTGGTGGCGGCATTTTGTTCACCAAGTCCGCCAGTCATTATTGTTGCGTTATATCCAGTGCGCCTTGACGCTGTCTTCTGCTGCTGCGCTCTTGCTTCTGCTACCGCTGCCGTCACCGTTTTTGTCTGCTGCGGTTTAGCCACTGGTTCGGGTGTAGGGTATGAACCGCCTCCTCCACACATATCTAAGTCCTCCTCGCCCAATCAAGGGCGTTATATTCTCTCTTGGGTTCAAATGTTTGAACATTATCAGGGAACACTGCGCCAAATTCTGTATGTCTTATTCTCGCTAAACAGTCCAGCATGTCATCATGTGCCGAATGCGGAAAAGCGAGATATTCGTCTTTCTTAAAAGTAGCCACAAAGTCCTGTGTCTTGTCTTCATAATCGGTATAAAGCAGTTGATACGGCAGATAAAATCTACCATCCGCAAACACAGGCACGAGCTTCATGATCCTGTCATTCTTCGGTGTAGCACCGCCTAATGGAGTGATCCCGAAGTGGTAACCCTCGTCATTCATTTTTTCTTTAATATGTTCTATGTCGCTGTCTTTCCCGTATTTTTCATAGCCTGTAGCCAGCGGCTTGTATTTGCGATGAAAATAAAAAAGTTTATCTGTACGTTCTTTGAGATTGAGGCGGTCACGGATTCCGTCCACGAGGTAATAATTCTGGTCTGGAGCGAGAGCGACAACAGCCATAACAGTATAGTCATTGCCTCTCTTTTTCTCGCCCGCAGGGTCGCAAAGCAGGTAATAATTCCAATCTTTGGGAAAAGCTTTATATCCGGCGTGATATGGGTGTGCATCGTAGTACCGAATCCACTCTTCACGAAACCCCATAGCGTCCTCAGCCTTGGGGTTTTGGAGCATCTGACTTGCAAAGGTGTACGGTCCCATAAGCCTGCGTTTTTCTTCGAGAGAAGCACGGTCAAGAAAGACGGGTCTACCCGTAGGCGTTCCATCGTGTGTTGCCGCATGCACACGCCCGGTAATGCCTCGTTCAATAATTGTTTTGTATGTATCGTTGAAATGATAACGAGTGCCGATGTAGCGCTGGACTCCGCCATGTGCGCCGAGGTTCAACGACAGTTCCCATGCCGCTGTGGTTTTCTGTATCTGCTCCGGCGTTGTGACGCTCTCACGAGTGACCACGTCGTCATAGAGAAGTATGTCAAAATGTTTTGAGGTCGGCTGCCCATCCACAAGCCCCCATGCCTCCACGGTGGCTTCCTTGGGGTTGGAGCGGCGTTTAACGATGATACCGTTGTCGATGCTCCATGAAGCTGCGTCTTTGTACGGGTTTTCATAGAGAACATCCGGATAAACTTGCTTAAGCAGCGCATTTGTCTGAAATTCAAACATAATCTGCTTTAAGAAGGCCTTGGCGATAGGGCGGGTGTGGCTGAATATGCCAACGGTGATCTCTTTGTCCCAATAAAACGAATCCGAACTATGCGAATCAAGTATATCCTGAATCGTTTTGCCGAAAGTTATGATTGTTGACTTGTAGTGTTCTCTTGCCCAGAGGTCCAGATGGCCGTTGGGTTTTGCCTGTATCTCTTTGCATCTGTCAAAAAGCCAGTCACGGTTAATATCTTTTCTTCCGAGCAAGCGAGTAAGCAGAAAGAACAAATCACGTCTGCCCAGCTCATTCATTGTTTTTTCAACAGAACCGGAAAGTTCCGCGTCTCTCAGAATATCGGCGTAAAAATCATTTGCTTGGTGGCGTGTGATAAAATTAATCATTATCGCCGCCACTGCGTTTTCTACCGTCAGAATAGATTTCATCAAGCTTGGTGCGTATCTCCGGTGTTAAACCGCCTTCTATCTGTTCCTGAACGGGAATTGAATCTTTGAATAAACCAAGATGCTTGCCAAGCAGCTCCAGATTACGAGTCTTGTCATTTGTGCGGATTTCAACAATGTCGTCAAAAATCTTATTGCCGTCATCGTCATACTCTCCATTAAACTTCTTTTTTACACTAACCGCAGATATTGCCCGCCTTGCCATATCAGGAATATCCTTGATAGGCAATAATTTGCCGTTTTCATCAAAGAAGTTGGAAATATCAGAAAATGCGTTCCGTGCTATTTCTTCAAGCACTTTTTCAGCGTTGATTTCAAGTTTCTTAGCCAGCTTTGACTGGAGTTCTTCAACTCTTGCTGCAATCTTGTTCTTTTCAAAGAAAGCATGAGCATTGCGGTTTACGGTAGCATCTTTCATTTTTGAGCAGTCGAAAGCGGCACGATATGCGGCAGACTTATTCCCAGCCTTCACATACTCAAGACACGCTTTCTCTTGTTTCGGAGTCAATCCATCTCTGCTCATGCTACGAACATAGCATTTTTCAAAAATCTATGTGTATCGTATGTAGCGATTGAGACAGTTTTTAGTCTCTCAATAAAAAAAGTATTTTTTTATATTTTCTGCATTTTTGTTGTTGACTTAGCGCAATCATTGCGCTATATTATATGTATGAAGAGCAGAGAACAAAAAACAAATAAAGGAGAGATAAGATGACTATTGAACAATGGGCTTTTACATTAGTTACGGGTCAAGATGATTCCGGTTTTGGCGGCGCAAGTCTTGACGACTGGGAAGATGAGGACAGGGAATATTGGGCTGGCCATATTGAAGGCAGTCTTGAATTTTTCCGTCCTTCTGATGAATTTACGGAAGATGAGATAGCATCTATAGACATTGAGAAAGTCTTAGACGCTATAGAGTATATCAAAGAAATTATAGACGCTGACGAAGGCGTTGGAACTCACGAATGGATCACGACTTATCGTTCTTTAAATGATTAACATCACAGAAAAGCCTTTGAGTACCGTTTTTGGTGCTCAAAGGCTTATATTTGTTTTGTTATCGCCCCTATCCGTGTTTAACGGGTAGGGGTATCTGTGTTTAAGGAGGTGAGAGTATGGGTACTCGGACATCCGGGGATAATGACAAATTCAGGACATTATTATCTGAAAATGACTTAACTCCGCTGCAATTCATGACTGAGACTCAAACACCTGAGCGAACAGTATTCAATTGGTATCTGAACGTTACTTCAGTGCCGAAAATTACTATCGCTTATCTCGAATTGCGCCTAAAATACAAAGAAAGAAATGAATATAGAAAAAAGATAGGCTTATCGGAGTTATAATTATGTCTGAATATCAAAATCTGAGAAAGCAAGCGGGGTTAACACACAAGCAGGTCGGAAGATTGACCGGAGCTTCCCGCCGCACGATCACATATTGGGGCAATGATGATCGACCGTTCCCTGATTATGCCCGGAATATACTTATTTGCTATATCCGGTTAAAAGAACGTGGAATAGATATGTTTGATCTACTCACCCCTATCCGTGTTTAACGGGTAGGGGTGTCTGTTTTTAAGGAGATATTATGACAATCGAAGAGTGGAAAAAGATAGAGTATGTATTACAGAGTAAAATTGAAGATCTAAATGATTTAATACTTGATGTTTCCGGAATAGGCGGAGTTGTCGAAATACGGACAACAGAGAGAAGGCGAATGATTGACACCGCAGCAGTGCCTTTTTTGGAAATAGAGTTAAAAGTCAAGCCATCGGCTGCGGGTTAACCAGTCCACCCCATCCGTGTTTAATGTCAGCGATCAGGAGAGAACGGGATAAGGGGCAAATTTATTATTACCCCTATCCGTGTTTAATGTCGCCATAAAGATTGCAGTAGTATGCAAAGACGATTTCTTTATGGATTGCTTTAAACTTTTTACCAGCAGGAACCGGGATGTCGCCGAACCTAGCAAATTCATCATATTTTCGGTAAAAGCTAACTCTATTCCACCCGAAAATGGCGCATATTTCATGAGTCCGCAGCATTGTTCTATGTTTATATTTGTCTCTCAATCTTTCTATCTGCTGCTCAACAGTAAGATAAGCTATTTCTGCACTTCCCATAGACGAAACCCCCTAAACTTCATTAAGAGTGACAATACAATGAGCTTCCCCGCTTTTAACCCTTTCCATGCGTTGCACTGTGAGCCTATCTATCTGTTCGTCATCAAGAAACACACCCGCTTTTTGTAACGCATCAAGAAGCGGTTTAAGGCGGTTATCAATGTCAAATTTACGTTTATTATCAGGGTAAAGCATGACTTGAACACTAAGCCTTGAAGCAAGGTTCTTTCTGGCTTTTTGTACGAGGGCTTGTTCATAAACATGCAGACGATAAGCCTTTGCTTTTTCACTAAGCACAGTAACACCCTTGTAATTCCGCCAGTACACGTTTGCAGATATTGGCATATTGAGCCTTAATTCAATATGAGCCATAATTTGCCCCTGAGAGCGAAGGACTACTTATATCGGCTACCTTACCATTATTTAACAGGCTATCTCTTGCCACAGGGCAAAATTTAAAGCCTGAGTGGTATGTATTAATCATATATCCCCCTGCTTCGTTTATATGCTTTCACTTCTTCATCAGTAAGCATCATACCGCAGACGTGTTTTTGTGTAGGGCACTGTAGTTTCCCGCAGTCAAAAATGTTGC